GTCTGCAATAACGTGACCTGCGATGTCACCGTTTGCTAAGTTGTCTGCACCTTCAACAATCATGTTTACAACTGCTTGACTGTCTGCTGTAAAGTCACCAATCTTAAGTACTGACAAGTTTAAATTTTGAACTGTGCTAACTAATGCGTTAAATTGTGCTTGGCTGATGTTACCTGATTGCTGAGTAAAACTCTTAAGGAATACATCTTTACCAATAAACTCGCCTGCTGCCGCCGCTCTTCTATCTGCTTGTGCCATTTTATTCTCCTAATATGTATGAACGTTTATACGTTCTATACATTTATTTATCATCTAGTGCGATTAGATTTACCTTTTAAACTCGGCATACTAGAACTTTGTCCTTTTTTGAAACCTCTTTTTAATTTATCAGCAAAACTACTAAGTTCGCTTGCTCCCGGTATACTGCTTTTAGCAACATCACCTGCTTTTTTTAGAGCAGTTTTAATACCTGTAGGGTCGTCAGCAGGATCAGCAGTCCTTAAATGGCCATGAGATGTATCATCCCAACCAGCAGAACGTTTGACTATTCCGGTGTCAGCACCTTTATTAAATTTTGTAACGTCTGATTGCCCTGTGTCTCGTTTAAATTTATTGCTATCGTTGCCTTTTGGTCCGTTTTCTAATTCAGGGTAAAGTTCTTGCATAGCAAGATGTACTGCCCTTCCTTTTGTAACTTTAGTTTTATTGTAATAAGGTTTTGCTCGCTGTACTACAAGATTTACATCAACTGATCTATAGTAAGGGTCGCGATTAGGATGGCCAATAGTATCTAGAACTTCTTGACGAAGATCTTCGTCTGCACTTTCTATTAAAATTATTTCGTTAATTCTCATGCTTGTTTTTTCCTACCGCTTGCCCAATATCCTGCTATTGCACCAATGCCAGTTCCTGCTTTTTTATATTTATCGACATTTCCGCCGGTTTTTTGTGCAACCTTTTTACCAATATATCTACCTGCAACTGCACCAGCCGCAGTTCCTACTGCTCTTTTTGTAAAACTTGTTCTCGGTTCTTTGTAATCAGATTTTGTAACATGCCCTCGATATTTTACCATGGTGTTTAAAGGACCCATTAGTTCGCTACCTTTAGCAATTCTTCTAATTTCCTGAACAATTTTTGTAATTACTGTTTGTTTGCTGGCAAATCGCAAGTTACCCCAATCAGTAATGTATCTTCTCCAACGTAAATATCTACCATCTTTGATTTTTAGTTGTCTTTCTAGACGCATATAGTAAGTTAATGCTTCATTTTTTTCGTCGTTTGCACTTGCTAATTTTCTCATCCATAGTATATGCTGTTGAGTATTAAAATTTAACGATTCCAAAAATCTTTTGCTTGCGCCATGGCTTTGATATCTTAAATGTTTGTTGGCAGGATTGTTTATAGCATAACAAAGCACATAAAGATCAGTTGCATGGGTTCTAAAGAGTGTATACGAACCATATCCCATGGTCCTCTTTGCGTATGCACTTGCATAATCGTGCTGTTTGTCATCTTGCAACATTAAATAGAGCACTAAAGTATTAAGATATGTTAAATCTGCAATGTTTCTGCCGTTTAAATTTCTAAATTGTGCTGACGTTCTATATAATCTTGATTCGCAAAGGTCTTGATTAATAAGTTGCAGTTCCATATTATGCTCCAGGCTTGCCTGTGCCAAAGTTATGCTTGCTGAAATCTAATCTATCAACTAATTTAATAGCATTTCCCATTCTGTCTACTGCAACAAAACCTTCTTCGCCGGTTACTTCGTAATCTCCGTTGTCACCTACAACAAATGTAGGTATTTTTTGCAGTGCCCCTAACTTTCTTAGCAAAACAAGTTTAGATTCTATAATTTTTAAATACAAATCATACACAGCAACAATTCCTGGAATGTGTTCTTTGATAAATTTTACACCTTGCACCATTGCTTCTGTTTTACGATCTTTTGTTGCTTGTGTTTTTACTTTGTCTATTTCTTTTTGCATGTAATTGATATATTTTTGAACAAATCCTTGTGCAAATTTAGTAGGATTTTGTTCAAACTCGCCTACTGTTTTAATATTTGCATTTACATGTGCTTTGAGTTGTTGCAAAAATTCTTTACCAATCAATTCGTTGCCTTTTTCTAACCAACTAAAAGTTTCAGAGTCAATACTTTTTAAATATGTATCTGCTTGCTTAATTGATTGTAGCACATCATTACTTTCTTGTTTTGTGAGAGTTACTGTTCCACTAACATCTCTAATAGTCGCATCGGTATGCCAAACACCCTTTGCTTGGCCTAATACACTGCTATCGAATCCAAATTTTGCTGTGGTATCTGCTAATGTTTGTCCCCCGGTATATTCTGTATGGAACACTATTCCTAAATCAACACTTAATATTTGTTTTGCTAAATCACTTTATATAAGGACAGCATAAACAATAGTGTTAGGATTAAATGTTATATATTCTTCACCTGAAATATTAGCGGTTTTAAAATCTTCTTTGCTGGCCCAAAGCAAATCTCCTTGAAC